GCTCATTTCCAAAGAACTCAGCAAGAATATCTGTGATGCTTTTGAGCGTGTTATCGGTTGCGTTCAAAACGATTTTGATTTTGAGCATTAACCGATAGTCTTCGTCATCAAGGTCTGAAAACGATTCAGCCAGCATTGAGTAGCGCAGAAATACGCTCGTCGTGTTTTGTCCACCGGCATAGTCAGTGAAGCCCGTCACCGCCAACAATGGGGTGTCTGAGTCGCCGAACGTGAAATAGTCTCTTGCAGGTTGTGAGAGCACGCGTCTCGAAAACCCGATATACTTTCCAAGGATGTCGAGCTGAGGACCGACGGCCGTGTCGATATTAAAAGCATCTCGCACGTCCAACGGAACAAGGTCGCAAATCGCTTGTCTTACCAGAGCGTCAATCGTCGCAGTGGCTTTCGGTAAACCTTGGTATTGGTAAAGCAGCAAGTTGTTATAATACGCTGCCGCTTCGTTTATTTGTGCAACCGTTGCCATCTCACACCACCGTGATTGCTATTCGGGTTGTCGATAATATGAATCTGTTTTGAATCGAGCTAGGGTAAATGAAACCTTCATAGCTGCCTGCTGTCAGCGACACACCACCGTCGGTGACGACTGCGAGCGGGTCGAGAGTTTTGACAAGCGTCGTGATTGCTGTGTAGTCCGCTGGTTCGTAAATTTTCAAAACGATTTGCTCAAAGATTTGTTGTTTTAGAAATTCATCGTCAATCGTGTGACCAGCATCAAGAGATGTGATTGTAAGCGCAATGTAAAGGTCTTCAAAAACAGGTCGGTCAAACTTGACGACAAAGCCCGTTCCGTTCGCTTGCGTGATAGTGACTTGCTCAGTCCCCTTCATGCCACAGCCAGCGTTGCGCTTGGCGTAAATTGCAGCGGCTACATCGGCATCAGTTCCACCGTCAACAATCGCCCAAATCGAATGCCCCGGAATGCCGTTAGCGTCGGTCGTGGAGTTTACGTTCTCGTAAACAATGGCATCGGTCACACCATCGACCGCAAACAGCGCTGCCTGAGTTGCATCAAGCGCGCCGATAGCGGGAAGTGATACGGATTGTCTGCGACGAATCTTCACAGCTGAATCGGTTTCCTCAGCAACACCTTGTGCAATCGGTGATGTCGGATTGTTCACCGACAGAACACCGAGCGTAATCGTTTCAATGGTCGTGAGCGTATTGACGAGTGTTTGCGTCGCACCGGCGAGCTCGGCTTGAAAGATTTTGGTATTTGCACCGGTGATAAGCGTTGCCGTTTCTTCGAGCACAAACTTAGTTCCAGAGCCGTCGGAAATTGTGAATGGTGTTTCTGAAGTGTCGCGGCCAAGCAAAGTCACCGGTCGGTCAGTCGTCACTGTCACGTTGTTTCGTGTGAAAGTTGCACCGCGTCGCTTGATGCCGTTGATGCTTAGACGTTGGTCAAGAACCGCTCCGCTTGCTTGGTCTGGGTCAAAGCTTGCGTAAACTTGACTGACGAGTTCAAGCAAGTCCACTTTTGCTTGTGCGAAAATATTAAGCATCTGAGCATCGGGCGAGTTTGCATCCAGATTGATATTCGCACCGTAAATCGCTTTAAAGCTGTCTTCCAGTTGAGTGACAATTGTTTCTAGGCTTTCGAGATTAAGCCCAGTTGAATCGACGTAGTTACTCATAACTCCACGCTCCCTTGCACGCCGACTGTGTTAACGGTGTCTATCCAATAGCGTAGCACAAGCGTGCGCTCATCGTTTAGTGGTTCGATTCGTAAATCAGTGACAGCCGTCACACCGTCTACGTTAAATATAACTTCTCTGATTTCGAGCAGCGTCAAAACGATATCCTTTTGACCGAGAATCGAAAACCACCGTACCCCGACCGCTCCGTCAAAAAAGCACTCACCTCGGAAAGTGCGTACCTTCGTCTCGATGTCTTTTGCTATCGCGTCGTCGTCCGACATGTAATCCGACAGCCCTTTGCCAAATACCCAATCATCGGTGAGGCGAGAGCCCCGAAATGTAGCAGTCATGACTTACTCCAATAGTTGAGCGATTTGTGTTTTCAATGCGGCTTTTGTTATATCTATCGTCGCATAAGCCATAGTTCCGGGAGTGTTTAATGCTGTGACAGTTGGCGCTCCGGATTTGATTTCAGTCACAAGGTCATCTATTACTTTTTCGAGAATGGTCTTCAAATCACTCGCAGAATTTTTCATCGCCAACTTATTCGCCTTGGCATCGACCTCTATTTTTCCGTCAATCGTTATGTTGCCTTCATCGGTCTTTAGGTTGAGCGGTTTTGCTTTGCCATCGAGCGTTATGCCCGCATTAATAGCGATTTCGCAATCTTGGTTTTTGATGGTGATGGGCAATTCAAGAGCGTTCAGCATGACGGCATCAAGAGCGAGCTCAAGCGGATTGCTTTGTGGTCGGATGCCGACAATCGCCATGCCGTCTGAAAGCGAATGAGCACGCGGAGACGCTGGTGCCCGCAATTCGCCTGAATACCACCAGTCATCGATGTCGCGGTCATTGAACATAAGAATGCACCAGTCACCGACCTTAGGCGGGATGAACAAATGAGCGCCACCGCCAGAAAGCACGAAAAGAGGCACGTCAACAAACAATGGATAGTCTAGCTCACGTTCGTCACTTAGCCGTCTTTTGAATGCACTAGAGCACGTTATCGTGTTCTTCGCTGCGTCGATGCTTTCAATTTTGCAAATCAGGTGACAGTTAATTTCCCGACTCACATCGTACTTGACTCGATTCAGCATGTCGGCTGTGTTTGGCGCTGCCTTTGGAAATTGCAAGTCCGTCATGAAGGCCTCACAAGTTTAAAGAGTTTTGAATCTGGTGGAATCTGAAGCTTGAGACGAGTCGTCACTCGCCCATCGACTTGAGGCGATATGAGCCCTTGGTGTTCAATTTCAATCACTCGATATGTACCGGTCGCCTCAGGGAACGTGATGCTTTCTAGTTCAAGCGCCTGACAGATCGTCACACGTGGCTCGAATATTAGCTCGACCTCAACCGTTTGCTTGTTCTTGCGTGGCGTCCCTATAAGTCCGGTGCTGGCGTCAATCTTGCCGATATCACCCGGAAGTATTTCGTCATCGGCGAGAACGTAAGCGTGATTCTTATCTATAAAAAATCTTTGACGGCTCGCTACTCTTAAATATTCGACCGGATTGCCGAAGATAGTTTGCCCGCGTTTCGTCACGTCTTCGTACCCGTCGCCTACGGTTGCCCCGTCGATTCCGGGGAGTGATTTCATGAGTCCAGTTAATACCTCCTGAATCTTCTGCCCTGCGTTTACGGTCGTTTGCGCTTGCCCTTCAGTCATCGCATAGCCACCATCGAATGCCTCGATGACGGTTAGAAAGTCAGCTCCCTGTCTGTACGATTCTGCTTGTTTCACAAAGCCATTGAACAGCATTGGCAAGTTTTCGTTGCCGTCATTATCGTAACCGGCAAAGAATTGAATCGAGCGCAATTCAATTGAGAACGGGTCTTTGTAAATCAACCTACGAGTGTCAGGGTTCAAGTTGTAAATCGTAAAAGAGCCCGTGTTTGCTGAGCCGTTGATTGACCGCATGATGTTGAAGTCGCATGAAAATGGCGTGGCAATATCCAGCACCTCATTGCTGCCTTCCGCTTTGGCAACTCGCAACAAATATTTGCGCTGAAACTTATCCATACTCTGCCTCTAATTCTTGCACCTCGGTTTGATTCAAAATGTACAGTGTTGTCGTGCCGTCGATGAATGTGTTGATTGTCATCGGGTCTTGATAGGTTTTCGTTTCAACCAACAACCCGAACGGAATGCGGTTAGCGAATTGCAAAAGAATGTTTGGCATAAAGCACAACCGCATTTCACGAACCGAGAAATCATCATAACTTAAATCGAAGTACCAACTATTTTGGGTGTCACGCCAGTACAAAGTTAAGTCAGCTTCAATGCCGCTGTTTTCAATCGGCAACTTGTAACGCTGTTTTGGCTCCTCGGTGAGCCCTTCAATCTGGAACATCGAAAAACTCCTATTGTGGCACGACCGCGTTATAAATCTTTTTGACGAAACCGAGAGCATTATCAACACCGGCTGCTGCAAAACTCTTATCCTTGCCGCGCACGGTTCCTTTCTCGCTTACTGCTGCCTTTTGTATTTTGATTCGCCCTTTGATTTCTGTCGTGAGCTGTTTAGTCTTCGCCAGCGTGATTTGCTTGAGTGACACCGTGACGGATGTCCATTCGCTTGTCGTTTCATCTTGGTCAAAAGAAACACTTTCGATTGCCATGTTTTCGAAAGTTTCCCACGGCGTTTCGACGGTCAGCAAGCTTCGACCATAGAAAAATTGCTTGATTTCAAGATAATATTGCTGCTGCTTTGTCCGCGTCGGATTGCCGGAAACGATGTCCTTGATGTTCTTCAATTTGTCCAATGTCTGTTCAGTTGCCTGCTGAGTGCGCTTTAAACGTGCAAGTGTCTGAGTCGCCGATGTGCTGAACGCCGGAGACAGAACACCGACTGAAGTCAAAGCGTTCAATACCGTTTCGGCATATTGTTCGATTTTGCTTTTTGTCAAAACCAGCTCGGAAACTTTGCCTACAAGAGTGACTCGTATTGGCTGAATGGTGACGTGGTCTTGCATCATCGAATTGTCTTCGACCGCGTGGTCGGTGATTGCTGCCTGAAGTTGCAGCGTCTCGTTTTCTGGAATTGAAAACACCAGCCCGTCAATTCCTTTGACCGTGTTTTGTGGCTTAACAAGCGCGGCGGTTGCACCTGCTAGTGAAAGTATTGAGCCACCCTTTTGGACAAGACTCGTAGCGCCTGAAGTTGCAGAGAGCAAAGTTGATACGACAGCCATTTGTCATTGCTCCTGTCGCGGCATTTGGTAAACCGCGTTAGATGTTTCTTGTCGCAAGCGTCTGGAAACTTCTTCGCTCACAGCTTTCGGGTCGCCGGTTCCGTTGACGTTGATTTGTACATTCTGATTCATCGTTGAAATTGCGCCAGCCATTGCCGGAGTGGGTGCAACTGCTGGAATCATCGCCGGCTCATTGAAGCCAAAAAAGCCCTTGATTGCGCTACCGAGGTCAGCGCCCTTCTCCATGACTGACTCACCGACACCTTTGACTGTGAGTTTTGCGTCTTCGAGGACTTTCTCAGGGTTTGTGAATAAATCGTAAATCAGTTTGAACGATGAAAACAATCCCTCGCCAATCATTTTGCCGGTTCCGATAATCCAATCCACGAACAACTTCCACGCGCCCTTGATGACTTCGATTTCAGTTGTGAAGTTTTTGGAAAGCGTAGACCACACTCGCCCCGTGACCGAATCGCCACCGCGCAAGAAAGTTGCGATGTCATCAATCACAAGTAGCACCGCTCCAAGTGCTGCGACTATGCCGAGGATGGTCACCGTTGCGGGAAAAAATGCAGCAGCCAATGCTGTTCCTATTACCCCGATTATTGATAGGATTATCGTCTTACGTGATTCGATGGCCGTCATCCAACCGATGATTTCTGTACCGATTCGCGCTAAGCGCCGAGCGAATTCCATGAATGGTTTCGTGATTGGCAAAATCATTGCACCAAGTTTAGTCAAAGCACGCTGAAACGCTGCCCACGTTGCCTTGAACTCAATTGAGAATTCTTTCAGCTCGCCAATTTCTTCCGGTGAAAGTATCAGCCCTTGGTCGGCTGGCTTTATTGACGCTCGCAATCTCAGAAACGTAATCATTTCCTCGGACAAGCCCATGTCCATTGCAAGCTTGGTACCCATTGCCGCTGGGCGAGTTTTGAGCATTTGTTCAATCTGATTCAATTGCGTCTCGGCATCAGCAAACCAGCTCACACCGGCGAGCTGAAACGCTCCGGCGTCACCGCGCCCAAGTTGAATATCCATTGACTTTGACTGCAATTCACGGAGCGAGTTTGCCACCTCGTCCGCTTCCACTCCGGTTTGCTCCGCTTGCATTTGCAACTTTTGCAATGCCGTTGTGCTCATGCCTGAGTTGAGCCCGAACTTGAATAGCTGTTCCGATGCTTCCGCCGCTCGTGAGGTCAGCTTCACCATCCCAGCGACAACACCGAGGATAGCTACGCGGACTAAATTCGCCTTGCCAATTATATCGGTCAGCTTGCCGAGAAAGCCGATTGAACCAAACTCACTCTCACGGAAGAATTGCGGCAACTTCTCGCGTGCAATCAATTGCGCTTGCTTGCGAAAGTCCATCGCTTTGTCTTTGAGCACACCAAGACCCGCTTTAAATTTACCTACGCTTGCATTGTTTTGTTTGTCTTCGCCGAGCTTGAGCTTGACGAACAACTCACCGATATTCATTTTTCCCCCGGTTCGTTTAGCTCGTGGAATCTTTGCTCGTATTCTCTCATGGAACGCAAATGGTCGAAAGCGTCACAAACGACGTCGGCTCGTGTTTGCATAAGGTCTGACAGTGAACCATAGCCCGCTGCTGACAATTCACATAGCATGAATCTGTCCATCGTCATGTCGATGTGCATGGTCGGGGTCTTGAATTTAGGAGGCTTTCTTAGACCTTCGAATCTGAAAGCACTCCTTCGAGAAAAGGCGAACAGTTTTCCTTCAAAGCAAAAAATATAGCGAACAAATAATCCTTACGTGCCTCGACTGCGTTCCATGTTCTGTCGTCAATTTTCAGCCCGTCATACGTGCATTTCTTGAGGCATTGCTTGCCGGCTTTCTCGATGTCTGAATTGCTCAGGAGCTGGGTGAGCGGTCGTTTGAATTTCATTAGGTCTTGAGCCATGAAGTCCTTTCCGAGCTCAATGCCTTGCAAGTCAACTTCTATCAAGCCGATGATTTTCGCTACCTGCTGAAACACGGCGAATGCTTCAGAGAAGTCTAACGGTGTCACGTGCAGCTTTGCACCGGATGGTAAATCGTGTTCGCTCATGTATGCCTCCTAAACAAAAAAAAGAGGATGGTATGAACCATCCCCGTCAAGTTACATATTGATGCTTGTTCAAGCAATAGCGCGCGGAGCAACTGCAAATTGCATCGTGTAAACGCTCATCGCTTGTTCGGTGTCGCCTTCAACGTTGACAGTTGCTTCAACTGGTTTCGCAATGACACCACCAGTCAGCACGTATGTGTCGCGTGTCAAGTTTCCGGCACCGTCACCGATGACCTTGATGACTTCCGCGTTCATCAAAATGTAGCCTGCGCTATCAAGCTTGTATGCCTGAAGTTGGCTGTTTAAATATTTGTCATCGCCTGAGCCACGGAGAACATGCAATTCAAGCGACGCCTGATTACCTGTTTCGTTTTTTGCGTAGATGGTGTTGCCGTTCTTACCGACTTTCACTGTCACCAAATCATTCGGGTAAGTCAGTTTCGCCACGTCACCGGAACCGATATCGGTAATGAGGCGGTCATTGATTTTGATTGTGTCGTTACCTGTAAGTCTCTGAATCATTGTCTACCTCATTAACGGTTGATGTTGATAATAACGTCGGATGAATGAACAGCGCCAGCAAGCTTGAGCGCAATCTGAATCAACGGAGCCTTGCGAGCCTCGCGGTCGACTGAGGATTGCTGTGTGATAGGAAGGCTGTAAATGAAATAACCTTGCTCAGCGATATTGCGTTTGAAGTCTTCTGGGTCGCCGAAGGTGTCGGGTGACGTCCAGCTTCCGGCAGCTGACATGCCGTTAGCAACCGCTTGCCCGCACACTTGACGATACGCACCTTTGAGCAAGTCCATGCCAGCTTCTGTCTGTGGAATCTTGCTGACTGTTTGAGCAAGTACGTTGAACCCAGCAACTTCCATGGCCAGCTTGAGCCATTGAAGATTGAAACGCTCGTCGAAGAATACGTTTGCACCGTATGAAAGCACAGAGGAACGCCCAGCGATGTTCGCGTACACATCCGCACCGACAACTTTTGCCTTCGAAAGCAGCGTGCTTGTTAGACCCTCGTCAGCAGTCACGCCAGCGATTTGCTTCAAGTGCATTGTGTTTGTTG